ATGATTATAGAATAATTATAATACATCCACTGTTAAATCAAAAAATTACATATCATCTAAAACACAATCATTTATACATAAACGATAAAAGAGAAATAAACATATATTCGTTTAAAGGTAATTATTTAATAAATGATATTATAAAATGGTACAATTCTAAAACTGAATATTTCCCAAAATGTGAAATATGTAATTTTATTTTACAAAAAGTTTGTAAAAAATCGCCACATTTAGATGTAAGAATAGCGAGTAATTTTCAAAAATACAAAATTAATAATTTATTATGTCCTAACAAAAGATGCAAAAATTCTTCTGATTATAAAAAATGTGAATATTGCGAAGGAACATTCAAAATTATAAATAGTAGTTATTTTGGTAGTAAAGTGGGTCAAGAATGCGATATGTGTTAATTGTTATGTTTAGTTTCCATATGTAATTTAAATAATCCTTTTGAGAAATTACCAAAATCACACGCCTCACAATAATATTTAAACTCTTTTTTTCTCTCTTCTTTATTTGAGTGATTATTTAAATAATGAAGTTTCATATTTGTTGAACTTGTAGTGTTATATTTACATAATTTACATTGTGGTTCTAATTTTTTATCCTTACGAGGTTTTCTTTTTCCATTATTTTTATGTTTTTCACATTCCAAATGTTGTTTCCAATGTGCTTGGTATAAACACTTATAATTACACACTTCACAATGGTATTTTATTTCCGTTTCATTAGAAGTTTCCATTTTTATAAATATACAATTTATATTTAAATGTTTTGCGTTAAAAATACTTAAATAAAAGTAGTATAATACTATATAAAATGAAAGTTAAGAAAAAGAAAAAGGTTGATTTCAAAGAGTTTAGGAATAATGAAAAATCTGCCTATAAAACTTTCAAAATTCCGCTAAAAACGATTTTGTTAAATCGTGATGCAACCCAACCAGTTATTGATCATTTGGTTTTTGAAATGAATGATTTGGTTATTCATACCTACCAATTTATTCGGTTGTATGTTTTGCACCAATACACCAATAATAATCCGTTGCCTGAATTAGATGATACATTCATTTTGTATTGTATCAAAACATTAGGAACAAGAGATAATAGAGGAAAGAAAGGAAAAGATACTGAACTTTTGGAAACATTAGAAGCATTTTATAAAACCGAATACCAACCTTTATTAAACCATGTAAAAACCAATTTGAAAAACACTACTTTTTTACTGCCTTATTTAGCAACACAAATACATACTTCTTTATCCAATAATACACAAAAGCATTTTATCCAACATTTTTTACGATTTATAAATAAAACCACAAATGAAATTACAGAAGATAAAGCAACCTTATTTCAATTCAAAAAACAATTAATGGAATTAACTGAAACAAATGAAATGTTTTCAAAGTGGAAAGAAACACATTTACCTAATATTTTACCTACCGAAATCAAAAAGTCAATTCATTATGATGTCAAAGTAAAACCATTTGATTATTTGAAAGGAATGTTGTATATGAACTATGTATTAGAAAAACAAGAAAGCAAATTATTTCAACCCTTACCATTACGAAACAATATCATTCCAAAACATATTATTATTGATACAGCAAGTTTGATAAATATATTTTGTCCTGAAAAAGACAAAGATGGTAATAAAGTGAAAAAGGGTGAATTGTTGAGTAATGTAAAAGACAACCAAAATGAAGTATGGTGCAACTTTTTAGATTTGAAAAATAAAATATTTAAGAATAAACATTATCAGTTTCATAACCAAATCCAAACGGACGGAATTAGTTGTTGTTTGCTCTTCATTAGAAAAGATTTGAAGGATAAAAAATGGGGTTCACGAGTTCCAGTTTTACAAGAACAAGATTTTTATAATATTGAGGATTTATCCAAACAGCAGTTAGATACTTTGAAAGAAAGAAATATTGTAGGTTGTGATCCAGGAAAACGCAGTTTGGTTTATATGATGGATAAAAATGGAAACAAACTACAATACACAGCACCACAAAGAAAACGAGAAAGTAAAGCAAAAACAAACCAAAGGATTTTATTAGAGGAAAGAAAACGAAATGGTGTTATTGAAAAGGAAACCATATTATCATTTCAAAATAGTAAATCAGTTGATTATGAAAAGTTCAAAACATATTTGGTTGAAAAGGATAAATTAAACAAAGAAACAATAGAGTTTTACAAACGAGATACATGGAGAAAAATGAAGTTTCGGCAATATAGTTATGGTAAGAAAAGTATAGATACATTTTTGAATAAAATTAAGGAAACCTTTGGAGAAAATATCCTAATCGGTTATGGAAATTGGAGTAGGTCTACACAAATGAAACATTTTATGCCTACGATGAATAAAAGATTAAGGAAATTAATTCATAAGAAATATGATACAATAACAATAAATGAATGTAATACCAGTAAGAAATGTTGCGATTGTAATAAAGATTTGGAATATTACAAGGATAAAGAAGGTAAGAAAGTGTTTCGTCTGTTAATCTGTTCTAACTGCGTGAGTTGCGAAAACAAAAAAATCGTATTTAGAACAAGAGATGCAAACTCTTCAATAAACATAATGAAACTAACACAAACTTGGATAGAAAAACAAGAACGCCCATTATGTTTCCATATTTCGTCTTTCACATCTTCAAATAAACAAAAGGAAGATGAAAAAGTAAGACCATCGTAGGTGAAATTCCTACTATTGATTTTATATTTTTTCTTATTTTTTGCCTACTAAAATGGGCGTTTTAAATGAGAAAAGGTGTAAATATATACTATCTAAAATAATATTTATTAAGCAGGACAACCGCTTCCTGAGCTGCCATAATTCTTGCAGTCTTCGGATGTGCAGTCTCTGGAATATGCTGGACAGTTATCAGGTTCAATGCTTGTGTCAAAACAGCCTCCTTTACCGCCATTTGCCTTTGTACACCAATAACAAACACTTCCACCACCTCCACCTTCATCAGCTGCTCCACATTGTTTGCAAGTTGTTGCTGCACTACAAGGGGAATATTTTTGAGGCCCACGGTTCATCATTTTTCTTATTGCATCCACCATCATATTTTTTCTAACAATTTCTTTAATAACTTGGCTAGTACCAAAACCAGGACCGCTAATTAAGTTGCCATCTGCATCATATTTATCGTTATCTTCTTCTTCATCTGAATCTGATTCACTATCACACTCACAAGGAGTTTCATCGGTTAATCCTTCTTGAACCTTATAACAATGCCAACATATTAACAAAAGAACCAAAATAGTTATTATACAATAAAAATGTGTGGTCCTAATTTTGTATAAAAAATTTAAACTCATATATATTTTATAAATATATTTTTAATTTTATATTTATAAAATCCATCAAATATTCTAAAACTTAATAGCAATTGGATCCGGCATAATTGGCCTTGGCAGTTACTCCATTTGGGCAGCAACCGTATTGTGTTCCTGCACATCCACCTACAACTTTTGTTGGCTTCTTAACAACCACTGTAGACGTAGTGGTTGTAGTCTGAACTGGATTAGTATTTACAACAACAATGTGACCAGCAATCGTGATAATAAACAATACAAGAAGTATGATGAGAATGATATTACTAGTTTCCATATACATTAGTGCAACAAAATAATGCCTCTAAAAATGCCTATAAAAATGCCCAAATCTCTGAATTTTAATAAAATAATATTATAAGAAGATCATATGATGAGACTTACTCAATATAGCAAAAAATTAATGGCTTTTTTCTTGAAGCACAATTGTTTAAAAGGCAACGAGTGTTTAACAAGACCCACTCAAATCCTTTTAAAAAGGTTTTACAATGAACTTGATCAAGCAAATCAGAATATTGAAAGTATGTTGAAGAGAGAAGGCTATCAACCAACTATCCAAAAAATAACCACTGTCTCAGAAGTTCCTAAACCTAAGTTATTTAATGCAAGTTCTTTCCCTGAAGAAGTGCGAAAACATATTGATAAGACATCGCATTTGTGTTTTTACTATACTTTTTCTCTCTTCGGTCGGGAAATTAAAGTCAAATTTATAGTGGAAGAACCTAATGCAGAGCTTTCTGTTGCAGTTTATAATGATTATGTTAAAAAGCTCCTTGTTTGGTTTGCATTCATTCATCCTTATGCATTTAGACAGTGTTCAAAGTCACTTACAGTCTATGTCTACTTTACTTCTTTGTCAAAAGTTCTTCCAAACAGTAATATTCACGTCTTGGAGGAAAACAATGTGAACACAGCATTCACGTATACTTGCAGAGTTGATTCCGAAATTGTTGTATTTAGAAAAGAAGAATGGTTCAAGGTATTGATGCACGAAACGATGCATAACTTTGCACTGGATTTTTCGGATATGAATTACAAAGATTTGGATCAAAAAATTGTTGGCTTGTTTCCAGTGGCAACTCGTGGCAATTCTTTTGAAGCTTACACGGAATTCTGGGCGGAAATTATGAATGCTGTCTTTTGTAGCTATTATATGCTTCCAAGCTTAGAAAAACACAAGGAAAACGAATTTGTCAAGAACTTTGAATTTTTCATTGCATTTGAAAAAGTATTTGGAATCTTTCAAATGGTGAAAGCATTGGATTTTATGGGATTGAAATATCAGGACTTGTATGATGGTTCACAGAAGGCACAAATGATGCGCAAAACTTTGTACAAGGAAAGAACCAATGTTCTCTCTTACTATGTGATCCGAGTAATATTATTGAGCAACTATCAAGATTTTCTTAAGTGGTGTATAAAAAATAATGGCACGTCTTTGGTTCAGTTCAAAAAAAGTCCTGCTACTATGGTAGCTTTTTTCGGGTTTGTTAAAGATCATTATAAGAAGAAGGCATTGTTGTCAAATGTAACACAAATGGAAAAAGTATTGGACAATTTGAAGAAGAGAAAGGTTGGAAATAATAGTAAATCAAATTCGTTAGCACTTGGTAAAAAAGAATTTGATTTTATTGCAAATAATATGAGAATGAGTATTTGTGAGCTCGGATAGATTAAAAATATTATATAAATTTTATATTGTTTTACCATTTTTCTTGGTTTTTCTTGGTTTTTTTTTATGTCCTGGATAATGACTAGAAAATGGTGTTTGTTTTTTTATAATATAAGTATCATCATCAATTATTACATATTGACCATATCCATCACTACTACTAGTACTTTTTTGAGAATTTTCCCTATTAATGCCTGGTGGTGCGGATTTTGGTCTCCTATAAGATCCCATACAGGAAAAAATACCACCTTTTCCTTTTCTGTTTTTTAAAGTAGATTTTCTAGTTTGACATTTTTTTTTATAACTGCGACTTTTTTTTGCCATTTATGAAATAAACATAGATTTTTATTTATTATTTGGAATGAGCCTTGCAATAATTGGAATCTGCTAAAGGAGCCCTGCAACACTTGCGTCCACTAATAGAGCAGTGAACACAAATATATTTGTATGTGCAATCGTGGAGCTTCTTCTTGTTTTGATGCCATGCTCTTGACGCACCATCAAAGTCAATATCTACTTCAAAGACTGGTCTAAGATCAGCTGCTTCTCTCTTCTCAAAAGCTGTTTCTCTAATATAATCTGAAACCATCTCTTTTATTTCAAGAGA